TCGGTCGATTTCGTTCGCCTGGCTGATATGGGCGAGTTCTCTGCGTTCCAGGATCTTCTTAAGTGCAGCTTATGTGACACGATAACGGTAATCTTCCCGATGTATAACGTGTCCGCTAACTTCAAGATCGTCAAAACGATATGGAATGTGCTGCGTGGATCCTACGAAGGAATGGAACTCGGTACGCTCGCAACGACCTTATCAGAGGCACTCGGTATCGGTGAGAGTTTCGGCAGCTCGTCCGGATCCGGAGGAGGTTCGGGACTCGACTATATCACCGAAGAGGGTACGGAAGGTATTTGGACGTATCGAGTATGGGCGAGTGGTGTCGCAGAGTGCTGGGGAACGTTAGAGGAGTCCATTACAGGATGGTCTTCGTGGGGATCTCTTTATGAGGGAACGGCTTCGACACATACTGCGACATATCCGAACGGTCTCTTCTCGTCAGCTCCTGAGTTCTTTGCGAACAGTAAAGGAACGTCAAACGGCATCCTCGTCGAGACGTATGGAGCAGGATCCTCAACGACTACGCCGAGCGTATATGCGGTAAGACCGAATAACTCCGGCTCGACCGGAACTTATAAGTTCAGCTTATATGCGGTAGGCGGCGGATCCATGACGAGAGATGTCAATTTAATGCAGAGCGGCGACGTTCTGATATTAACATAAGGAGAGATTATGTCAGTAGATATCTTATTGAAAGACATTGAATGGGATGGAGTCAACAAAATAAGGGTACCGCTTGAAGGTGGAGGGACGCAAGACTTTACCATTGGCGGCGGAGTTACTCCGACAGGAAATATCGACATCACACAAAGCGGCGTTACTGATGTCACAAACTATGCGACCGCAACCGTCCCACAAGGCGACCCTTGGGTAATGATGGCGAATACGACCTTCTATACAAGCGGAGGCCAACGCAAATGGAAAACCTATCCAAAAGTCGAAGTCTCTGTCAGCGATGGAGACACAGCGGGCTTCATAGGTGATGGCTTCTCAAAATTGGGAGACCCCTTCGACACATATGCACTCGCCTCGGGAACAACTATTACCCCGACGACGAACTCGCAAGTCATCGGTGGATCGAATGTTATGATGGAGGGAGCGGTCACAGTCAATCCCATACCGAGTCAATACATCGTACCCTCGGGGACAACGACGCTAACATCGAACACGATAACAGGCCTCGGGTATCTCGTCAAGAATTACGAACGAGCGGTCGTCAATGTATGTATCGAATTCAGCGTCGCCAATGACTACACCGTTCTATGTAATCGAACCTGGCAAGGATGCTACGACGCAATAACAGACGACGCATACGATATCATCGTGAAATATAACGGAGTGACATACGGAGGGAGTGCCTACGGCTTCGACACGAACACAGGCGAACTTCACTTCGTGGTATTTGAGACACCATCCAATGGAGTCTGCTCGCCATTATTTGACATTTACTATCCATACACGGGAGACCCCTACTATGTCAGCCCGTCACACATACTCGGAACGGAAGGCACACCCACCGCAACGAAGGGAGCAGTCAATAACCACGCAATCGCAGTCACGCCTTCAGTCACAAACTCGGGAGGGTTTATCTCGGGAGGCACACACACAGGAACGGCAGTCAACATCACCGCAGGCGAACTCGTGAGCGGATCGGAAACCAAGACAACGAACGGGACATACGATGTCTCCAACCTCGCGACTTTGGTAGTCGACGTTAACCCGAATTTACAGACCAAAACAAAGACATATACACCGTCATCCTATCAGCAAGAAGAAATAATTTCAGCCGACAACGGCTACGATGGACTTTTAGCAGTAGCAGTCACAGTCGAGCGCGTGGCGGGCTTGACTCTCCCGGTCGGGCCTTCATTGTCATATACGGGAACGCGCAAGGCGAAGATATACCAATCCAATTCAACGCAATATTGGAATATCGGTGTAGGGTATCACAATTCGGCCGAATACTATGAAGTGCCTCCGCTTTTAGTTGATACGAAGAACATCACGCAAAACGGCACATATAATGCAATCGACGACGATCTCGACGGATACTCCTCGGTCACAGTAAATGTCTCGCCTACACTCGTCAATTATGCGATTCGCCCCGATGCAACACTCGTGCAAAAATATACCTATGATAAATATATGCACGCAGACGAGAACATCACGATCCCGTCCTATTCGACATCAGCACAGACGATAAAGGCGGGGGCAACAATAGGTACAATAACACTCGACAGAGACAATTATTTTTATTATGTCGTAGAGAGGATGCTCACGATCCCGACCTATTCCATTACTACGAAAGGCAAGGGAAGATGCGAGTATCATATGGGCGTACATGTCTATGAAGTCATAGATATACCAGGAAGCACCATACACGCACTAGTTGATACATCAAAATACTACACGACCAGACTGAACGCAGTATCTACGGCTTCCGCATCATATAGGGAAGTGTACTACTCCGGCTCAAGCACATTAACAACAGTATCAACTCAAGCATATGGAACTTGCCAGGCTGCAATGGCTCCGAGTATTTCGAGCGGTGTATTGACCATCAACTCCCCGACAGTTACGGAGAGAGGTTCAACATCTTACTTCACGAGCACATATGCTAATGCGGTCACCGACATACGAGCACAGTATGTCATAGAAGTCTACAAAGCACCGAAAAACAACCTCAATATTGAGGGATGGAGTCATCAGCAATCAATACAGCAGATTATCGACTGTGCGAATTCCGCAAACCACAAACTGACATAAGGAGAAATTATGAATCCTAAAATATACAGACAGCAAGACCCACGATGGGCGAGCCAACCATATAAGAATAAGCCTTACACAGTCGCTACAGACGGCTGCGGCTTATGTGCGGTCACTCATTGCGCCATCGAACTCGACAAATACAAAAACAGCACTCCGAGAACGTTTTACTCGTTCATGAAGCAGTACGCCACGAACGGAGACGGAACGGAGTGGGTCGGTATCGATAAGGGCCTCGAGAATTACCTGGGCAACAGTAAACGCCATTATAATATGACTTCGTTCTTCGATGAGCTGAACAAAGGCGGTCGGGTAGGGGTTATCTTATTTGGAAAGGGTACGGCTCCGGACGGAACGGTATGGACCGGAGGAGGGCATTACGTTGCATTCGTCCAGTACAAGATCGAGGGCGGTCTTCACTATCTGTATACGAAGGATTCCAACGGCAATAAATGTCTCGACGGTTGGCACTCATACGAGAAGAGTATGAAAGGCTGCATTCCGGACGTGATGTGGACGGCTTATCTGTCAGGCTGGGTAAAGGATCCGGACGGCTGGCATTACTACCAGAACGGAGAGAAGCTGAAGAATAATTGGGCTCAGGACTCAATAGGATGGTGCTATCTCGATAAGTCCGGAAACATTACGAAGTCGGAATGGATCAAATGGAAAGACGACTGGTACTATCTGAAGCCGGACGGCTATATGAAAACGAACGACTGGCAGAAAGATTCTACTGGTTGGTGTTATCTCGGTAAAGACGGGAAACAGGTAAAAGGTGCCTGGATCCGTTGGAAAAATAATATGTACTACATCAAGGGCGACGGATATATGCAGACAGGATCCGCTAACATTCCGTGCTCATTCGATGCAGATGGAAAACTGGAGGCGAGCATATGAACACAGAAACGATTATTACACTTGTAGGGATCGTTCTTGGCTCGAACTGGTTAGGTCAGTTCCTGATGGAGCTCTACAAGTCGAAGAAGAAAAAGAAAACTCCGACCGAGATCATCCTGAAGGCGATCGCACGACACCATCTGCTGACTCAGGCTGATAAGTACAAAGAACAAGGCTACATCGATTCCGAAGAGTATAACGACGTATTTGAGGAATATGCAGCATATATCGCACTCGAAGGAAACGGTCGAGTGAAGAGAGAATACGGCGAGGGCGGTGAACTCCGCTCGTTGCCGGTAGAGTAGGAGGATAAAATGAAGTATAGGAACTGGGCATACGCTGCGGCTATCAGAGCCCTCAAAACTTTTGCTCAAGGTTTAATAACACTTATTGGATCCGATTATATTAATATCGTAGATATCGACTGGCCGACCGCTTTGGGTATGGCTGCTACGATGGCACTCATATCGATTCTTACAAGCATGGCAGGTCTGCCAGAGGTAGATGACTAAGCCTCGCAAGAGGGCATGGCACTCTCCTAAAATATATCTCTAAAAGCAAGAGGCCCGGGGCAATTACGCTCCGGGCTTTTTGCGTGGAAATGATAGAGCCTACAACGACTCATATATCAACAAATAGATAAAACTCGCTGAAATCGGCGATTTAAGCCTTATAAGACCATCTATTAACAGTTGATACCATACTTTAAGAAATGTTCATATGATTTGTCTACATATTCTTGAAACTCTTTCACATCCTCAGTTTTTTCAATAGAATGTTTTTCTTTCTGCTTCTCAATGGTAGGAAAGAGAACCCACTTTGCACGATCTGTGTATTTTATCCTGGCTAAATCCCACGATCCACATTTTACAGTTATATAACTATCTGAAACACGAACGATCCGACAGTAATCCGGAGAGGGGAGCATTTTAATCAAATATACTGCTATTTGAAGCTCATCAGTATTAGCGTTGAGATCTCGTTCTTCTCCATAATGAGCAATATTAAATGAATTGCCATTTGAGTCTTTTATTTCCATAAGATCACCTCCAAATTGATTATATCATAAATTTATTATTGACAAAAGGTCAAATTTGCCTTAATATGTATTTAGGTGATTCGAATATCATATTCTGACAGGCGAGAGGGAGTAATCCTAATCGCCAGAAAAAAGAGCCATAACTATTCCTAAAATCATAATCCGGAGTTTTTTTCGGAGGGGAGTAGGGCAGGGTTTAACACAGTCAATATGAGATAATAGAATCACCAAAGAGTAATGGAATCGGAGGTGATTTTTTAATGAGAAACAAGAGCGTTAAGCAGTTTGCCATCGT